GAAAGTATCAAAATAAGCCCCTTCGATAGCATCCCAATCACCATCTAGCATTGCCCTCGCTAATGCACCACCTAAGCCTAGTAATTTATGTTTGTAGTTAGGGTCGCTTTGTGTCATTGTCGGGTTGTCGTTTAATTTTGCTGGTATAAACTGCCTCGTCATTCCTCCTTCCTCTGGATCCATCTCGTAAATTTTTAAAGGGTCTTTATTGTCTATAAATTCACTTTTTACAAATTCATGTCCCACTCCACCAGGGTTTGATCCGCAAATTATTCTTGGTAATGTTCGAGGTAAAAAATCTGGTGTGTTTGCAGGATATACAAGTCCCGCCGTTCTGCATCTTGCTCTAAGAAATTTATATATAAAGTCTGTAAAGTGAGTTAATTCATCTATTAGTAAAATATCTATTTCTGCACCCTGATAATTGTAAACATCTTTCTCATGTTGGCAATGACACAAATGAATCATGGAGCCGTTTTTAAAAGCAATTTTTCCAGTCGATTCATTAATTTTTACTATTCTTTTTTCAATCAGTGGTGATAAAATGTTTAAAAATCCATTTTTACCGTATAAATGATTTTTTTTTAAATCTTCCGTTTTCCTTCTAAATAAATAAACTTGTATGTTAGGAATAAAGCCTGCATAACCAATTGCTAAAGTTCTCATGCAGTGAGACTTGCCCCCACCTGCTGCACCTCCATATAAAATTTCAGTTGCCTTACTTGTTAAACATAGCGTTTGTTTATAATGTAAATTAAACTCCATTCACTTTTCTTAATAAACTCTTAACAGATATTAAAATATTATTTTCTGCTTCTTTAATTGTTAGCTTGCTATCATCTGTTGTAATGCACGAATAAATGTCATCGCTCATATTGTTTATATATGATTTTGGTAGGGTGTAAATTTTTAAATTGAAAACTTTATATTTTTTTAGGTGTGTCTTAAAATCTGATATTTTTAAATTATTTATCTTTTTTAATACTTCTAGGTTTTTCATACAGTTTTATTTGTCTCCACCCCGTGGAAGAAGTTGCCTAATCCTTGATTTATAAGGGTTCAGTTTTTTAGTTATTTTCTGTTTTTAGATTAAATATTACTGGAATACCATCATCTGATTTAATATTTTGCTCCAGGTCTTGCTTATCAGCCCAAACACAATTGTATCCGTCCCTTTTAAATCTGTTCTTAGTGTTGTAAACAAACGCGCCATTGTTAAACCCGTCAATCTCTCCAACTGTCCCTCTGCGTCCTCTTTCTTCCCACCAGACTTGGCTTAATATGTTCCCCCTTTTAATTGTGTCTAAAAAATTTATCTCTATTGGTTCAAGGTTTGCTTCATCTGATCTTAATATTCTATAAAAAGTTTCTCTTGTAATATCCAATAAAGCAATCGCCACTATATCACTACCACCATTTTCATAGCTGTCTAATATCTTCTTTTTTAATTCTTCGTTCCATTTTTGCGGTATAACTCTAGGTCTTCCTGACTTTTCTTTGTCTTCTTGCTTTTTGTTTACTGCCATATTTAATTAATTAAGATTATTATAATAACATAATAAGCTAATTGACTAAATAGTCAAGTAATAGGTTGTCTTTAGGTTGGTCAATAATAATTTGATAATATAAAATGATATTAGTATTTAATTCATGCAATAATGCCGTAAAATCATTTGTATTTTTGTTTATTTTATTATAAATATCTACAGGGCAACCGCTATAACTAGGCATTTCAAGAGTAACCTTATCATTTTCAATTTTGGTTGAATAGCATTTATATTTAAATGTAAATTTAGGATCATTTAATACGATAGTATCAATGTCTCGATCGTAATATAAATTTTGTTGATTTTTTAACTTATATTGTGAATTATCTAATAAAAAATTTATGTCATTTCTAGATAAGTCTTTTAATTTATTTATATACATTTTATTTTGATTTGAGTTAATTACAAAATTAATTATAACTAACTCTTTTTAAGATGTCAAGTAATTATTTTTATTTATATATATACTTTTGTATTGTGAATATCTAAATGATATATTCCGTTAGTTCCTTTTGGCTTCCAGATTTTGCCTAAAGTCTTCTTATTAATATCTTTTAAATAAAATATATTTCCGCATTCTAAATCAAGAATAACCTTTTTAAAGCTTTTTGCTTCTGGTAAATGCTTTTTTACTATACTGATTAAGTCTTTTTTAGTAATTCTTTTTTTGTTTAAATTTATCATAGTTTTTTGATTTAAGTTATACGGTTCTAATAATAGATTTACAAATTTTGCAAATATATTTTTCTGATAGTTTTTTAAATAACTTTTTTTTTGCTTCTTCCTTTTCTTCTGTAGTGTTTTTATATATAGCTGCTTTCATTTTTCTTTTATAAGAAGAACTGCACACTTCGCAAAAAACTTTTTTTTCTGCTTTTAAATACCCTATTTTTTCCATTTTATTTTTAGTTTTAATTAATTACAAAATCAATTATAGGGCATGTTTTTTAATATGTCAACTATTTATTTTTATTTATTCTCCCTCTTATATTATATATAGTTATTTACTTTTAAATCTATTTGTCCCTTTTGTACTCTTGACCATACTGTAGGAGTTAAAAGCTTAGCTACCTTATCTGCTTTTCGCTCTAAAGTCTCTCTGTCTCTTTTTAATATTTTTTTAAATGTTGCTTTTATATTTTCGTGATTTGGTTCAATGTTGTTTTCTGCCATTTCAATAGCAATTCTTGATAACATTGTTTTTTCTGATTGTGTAAAGTTAGTCATTGGTTTTTAGTTTGAGTTAATTACAAGATTAATTATAACTAACTCTTTTATTATGTCAACTATTTATTTTAAGTTTTTTAATTCTGGTAATATATAATGATTTACCGAGTACATACAATTATTATTCCAAAGTCTTTGCCAACAATTGTTATTTCTTGACCATTTAAAGCCGTGTTTTTTCATTATGTCAATTACTGCCCTTTCTGGCTTATCATCAAAAAAGAATTGCACCCTATCGTTCTCTGCGTTTTGCTCAATAGTTAAATTATAGTTATCAAATCTAGTTTTTGTTGATTTTCTCCCTGCTTGTGCTTCTAGTTGTTTCAATCTTTGCTTTGCAACTCTTATTGAAGAATTATTATTGGTTAAACTAAAACTTTCATAACCTATTGTCCCGTAGCATGAAGGTTTTAAGACTTCTTTTGCAGTCTCTTCATTTCCTAATATTTCAGTTAATCTTTCAAGCTTATTATCTTTCTTATCTTTGATAATTTTATTACAAGCTTTCATTTTCTCTTGCGATTTTTCAAGTCCTGCTAGTTTTTCTTTTAATTTTGTTATTGCGTCCTTGTCGTCTGATCTTATTTCGTTTAAGGGGTTATTTTTCTTATCTATTGCCTTTTTTACCTTATCAATAAAATCATACATTTCTTGACTTCTTTCCCTCTCTCTATTGTTCATTTTTTCCATTCTAGCAACTGGAAAATTAGATGGTCCAGTAATCATTGAAGACATACAATTGCTTTTAGCGTTTAATGAGGCTAAAAATAAGCTCTCAAACTTTGTAAAGGCTCTTTCATCTGCTCCTAATTCTGTGAATTCTTTATTTATCTCGTCAAAATAGTTGCATTCGCTTACTGCTCTTTTTTCTGGTGAAAAACTTATAGCATAATAAGCTCTGTAAGCAGTGTCATAATGTTTATGTTTAGTCATTTTATTTTTAGTTTTAATTAATTACAAAACTAAGTATAACTACGCTTTTTAATATGTCAACTATTTATTTTAATTTATACCAATTTTTAAAATTTAAAACTTTTTTCCTTCTCTCCTCCGCGTCATACACATAATCGTAATAATCAAATATATCTTCAATATTAGCTACTTTTAGTTCTACAGCTTGTTTTAAGGTTTCCGTTGTTACCCATAACTCATCATCAATTATTAATGTTTCCCCTATGTTGTTATGCAACCATTCCCCCGTGAACATTTTACCATCATCATATCCTTCACTTGCTGAAAAAAATACACCTTCTGCCGCTTTACAATCTAGAAGTTGCTTGCCGTCATGAAAGTAGAAGGAAATATCTTTGTAATCTGATCTTAGCAAGATTTCAACAAGTAGTTCATTAATTGATTTATTATAGGCTTTTAGTAAGTCTTCTGCTTTAGTGTTAATTTTCATTATTTTTCATTTAATATATTATATATTGCTTGCCTTGAGATTCCTTTCATTTTTGAAATTTTCATTATTGTATAATTTTTTTTTAACTCTTTTATCTCATTTCTGTCAATTTCTCTTGGTCTGCCTGCCCTTTTGTCTGATTTTGCTTGTCCTTTTTTAATTTTTTCTGAATGATTTTTATATTTTTCCATTTTTATTTTAAATTATGTTCGTCAACACATTTATCACAACCTACGCAATTATAGCAATCAAAACAATCATCGCAATCTATGCAATCTTGGCAATCTTCACAATATACGCACTTTTTACAATCTTCTAATTTTTCGCAATTTTTACAATTTTCTGATCTTATACAATCTTGGCAATTAAAGCAATAAAAGCATTATATGCAATCTTTATAATTAAAACAATGTTCGCAATCTACGCAATTTTTGCAATTATTACAATTTCTGCAATATCTACAATCTTTGCAATCTTTACAATTAAAACATCGTTTACAATTAATGCAATTTTTACAATTAAGGCATTCTACACAATAAAAGCATTGTATGCAATC